GAAGATGTGTATGCTGGTGCTATTATGCCAATGAGTACTATGGCAGCATGCTGTGTGTCAAATACAACTAATTCAAAATATAGACAAATGGCTGCACAATCTTGCAGGGATAATGTACTTACATCGGAAGAATTGGTGGTAAACGCGAATACGTTTCTTGATAGTATTAAAAAATCAATAGAGTTTAAACTAGAAGCAAACATAAATTCAAATAATATTAGGAGATAACACAATGAGAGATATTCGCAATATGACAATACGTGAAATAGAAGACTATATTCGAGAATTAGAGAATGCAAACTGTAATGGTAATATACTTCCAACTATGACAATAGATGGCCAAAATATTGGTGATCTATTAATGCTATCTAAACAATATATGGCATGGACCAAGGGTATGGCTCCGATTGGGTTGATGGACGCTTATCAACGTGGTTATGAAGATGCGCAAAAAGTAGTTAACTCGGAAATTACAGAATATACAAATGGGATTACTGCAACAATGACATATGGATTATATGATCCATTACGGGCATATGACGAAGCAACTGGAACTATACAACGTCGTATTGAAAACGTATACAAGAAGAAAGATGGGTTCTTAAGATGATAGTAATAGTTGGAGATTCGGCATCAGGAAAGGATACGTTGGCCAAGATGCTTACAACATATGGTATGGAACAAGCAGTAACGGTTAAAACTAGAAAGCCTCGTCATGGTGAAGTGGAGGGGATTGACGGGTACTTTGTTACTATTGCTGAGTTTAATAGTATGGTACGACAAGGATTAATTGCTGAGTATGAAGAATATTCGCAATGTAGATTTTATGGATCATTACGAAGTAGTTATAGTGCATCTAATGGGCTTATTGTGTTAACCCCTAACGGTTTTAGAGCATTAAAAAGAAATGGTGTTACTGACGTATTCGCTGTATATCTTAAGGCAAGTCTTGGTACTCGCATGATTAGATACATAGAACGTTGTGGAATAAAAGAATTTAACTTTGATGATAAAAATGAAATTGCTGCAAGAGTTGAAAGAGACTTTGGAATGTTTCTAGGAATTGAAAATGAAGTTGATCTAGTGTTAAATGGAGATGAGTCTACTAAAGATATTGCTAGACAATTAATGCAAATATATCCAGAACATCTCCGTCGTAAAAAAGAAAAGGAAGGTAAATAATTATGAGTAGATATAAAGAGCACTTTGCACTTTCTAAATCGAGGATAAGTATGGACTGTTTAATTGGGCAGATGAGATATTACATAAATCATCATGGGTTTGTTACTGTTGAACAGGTTTGTATACTAACGAATGATATATATACGAATGACGACATTGGTATGGGATGGACACATGTATCTGAGTTTAAGACAGATCAATATGGGGTGACATATTTACCCTTACCCATTAAATTAACTCCGGAAAAAGAACGTCATGGTATGTTAATACTTATGCAGGCTGAAGATACCCACGTTATTAATTATGATAATCATACACTACAACGGTATTCGGTTTATGGGCCATGGTCTAGTATTAAACCTGCAGAATATGTTGAACTATTAGATGCTGTTGATAATTTAAACAGGGTTCTTAATAAAATAAAAGGAGATACATTATAATGAAAAAAGAAACTGGATTTTTAATATATCAAGGAGACGTATCAAAAGAGGATGTGTTGTATTATATGAGAAACCATATCTTAAAAAGGGGGTATGTGTTATTAAATGAGATTGCTAAATTTACTTGCAATGAGGAATTATGTGATAATGATTCGCAACTTGGTTGGTATGATGTTTCGGATGCTGTTTTTGTATATCTTGGCATAAGCATTTCAGCACCAGTCTTTATTAAAAAATGTAATTCAATTCAGGAATTTGCCATTAGACATAATTTATTATTAAGTATTAGTGGTATGGTAGATGGAGTTGTACTCTACAATTTTCTTGATTTTGGGCGTGGCGAATGTATAGTGTCACTAAACAGAAGACAATTAACAACAATGTCAGAACAACATCTAGATGAGTTGGTTATATCACAAGTAAAAGAAAAAATGCTTTTAACCAATTGGCGTACGTCTTATCATGGTGGTACTGTTGATAAAAAACAGACACGAAAAAATGCCATTGTTAAGTTTGCTGGTAAGACAATACTATTTGATTTTGATGGTCAAATTATTAAAAACGTTTACAATGATAAAACAGTGACCATGTCAAAAGAAGAATGTACTATGTTGATTAAAGGATTTTCTGAGATATGCAACGCACTATAGAGGAGGTAATTAAATGATTGGTTATTTAAAAGAAGTATATTATAACGAATATTGCAGCAAGTGCAGGAATAATACTAAAGTAGACAAGGATGGTTTTCCAGTAGAGAAATGCGAGGAGTGCCAGGCAACACCAATGAACACTGATAGTAATAAACCAGTTAATTGGGAGGCGGTGTAAATGGATGGATATCAATTTATAATAATTATAGTAATTCTTATTATTTGTTGTGTACTTATTGTGCATAGCCCACATAATTAAATATATTAGAGGAGGAAATAAAATGATATTAATATTTGTACTGTATATAATTTGTAGTGCTCTTATATGTATTGCTGCAGTACATAGAGATCCACACAATTGGGGGATATGTATGATTTGTATTATGTTATTAGTATCTCCATTAATGTTTGTAATTAGTATGATTGCAGCCATTATAGAAATTAATACTATGAAAAAAAATTAGAGGAGGATTTAAATATGGAAGAGCAAGTATTGTTTATTACATATGATAAAGGAACAGCGTCTGGCGATATGCAATGTTTGGTTGTCGGTGAGTATCATGATGGGAATATTAAAGTTTTAAATACTATTATTGGAGATGAGGCTGCAGAACTATATAATAAATTAATACGTTCTCCATTTCCGATTCCACTATTAAAACAGAAAACAAGTTTCGTTGCTGGATAGCATGTTGATACAGATACGGTTCTAAGAAATGGATGGTATTAATATATGATTGATATTAAATTTAAAGATTGTTGTATGGAATGTGATAATAGAAAATCTTATTTAAATGAGAATGAAATTACTTATAATAATGAACCGTATAATATTAATACTACTATTGGATGTGAACACGAAAAAGTTTGTGGTGAATATAATAAAGAACTGGAGGAAATACGAAATGATATTTAAAGAACCTGTTGAAGCTAAGGTCATTATGTATAGTGGTAATTCAATTATTATTGCAAATGCTATGGATGACCGTTTAAAAAAGTGTATTAAAGATGGAACAGTAGCAACATCAAAGATAGGTGAATTTACAGTAATATCATCAACTGTTAAAACTGCGTATCGTGATAATTATGTTGTTGAGGCAAAAATATTAATTACAAAAATGGAGGATTAAAATTATGTGTGATAAATCAACGCCATTATATAGATGTGATCCAAATAAAAATGTAGAATGTAAGAAAAGATTTTGTGGTTTTGGAAAATGTAAGTTAACTATTCATAAAGAATTCTCAACAGATGGTATACCAATTGATAAAACTTTAGAGGAAGTGGACATGGCTGCTAAAGTTAGGAATGATGCTATACAGGCAGCAATAAGTGCTGGAGATGCATCCGAAGAAGATTACGAAACGTTAGATCCAAGAATGGCAGAATAATTATAAAATACTAGGGGTATATTGGGTCGTAGTGGCTCAATCTGCTCCTATTATTTTTGGCCATTTATTTTTAAAAAGTGGGCGTTCGGTCAAAAATTTTTGGGAATTGGGGGAATTGGTGTGATGAGTTTTACAATATTTTGTGATATTTGGGCAATCCGGTCAAAAAAACGGGTTTTCTGCCCACTTTTAAAAGTACTTTTGACCGAGAAAAAGTGAGTGTTTATGCGGGTTTGCGGGCTTTTCGGTCAAAAACCCACTTATTTTGTTAAGTTAATATTTTTTTTAAAATAAATATATATATAGATTGGCGAAAAAAAGTGGGTTTTTGACCGAGCGTGGTTTTATGTTGGATTTTACAAATATCTTAGGTCGCGTGAAAAACATATTGTATTATGAAATAAACTAAAAAACAGGAGGTATTATAATATGGTAGTATATGTGATAAAATACAAATTAATAATCAAAAAAGAGGACGTGGCAAAAATACGAGAAAAGATTATTGACTTTAATATAAGAGTGATGCAAAAATCAATTATATCAAAAGACAATAAACAACAACTTAATATTAGCGGCGAAGAATCAAATATGAAACAATTAATATGCTGGTTAGAAAACGGCTATCAAGATGAAATAATAATTGTAAAATAGTTTATAAAGTATGGAGACTGATAAAACAGCCTCTTTTCTTTTTAATTTTCATTCGCGTGAAAAACAGTCCCTTTTATGAGAGAAAGGTCAGTTTTACAGACTATTCTTTTTATTTTTTAATAAGTTAGCAGAAGGACAGTAATGATTGGGAAGCCGAGGAGTCTGACATGGTAAACTAATAACTTATTTATAATTCAATCAAACACGGTAGGGTACGACCAAGAGAATAAAAGGAGCCGCCAATTCTCGTTACGTCTTTATGACATGGTGCGATGGTACAAGTGTAGTGATAAAACGAGCCACCCATCACTAATTGAATTATATTATTTTAAATTTGAAAAGGGGATAACCGTCATGAAAAAAACAAAGTTAGAAACAGATTTTCAAAGTGATTTAAAAGATGAAATAAGAGCAATGTTTCCAGGATGCATGATACAAAAAATGGATGCTGGTGAAACACAAGGTATACCAGACCTATTAATATTACATAATAAACACTGGGCAACACTAGAAAACAAAAGACACAAAAATGCAACGCATCAACCAAATCAGGATTACTATGTTAATCTTATGGATGGAATGTCATTCTCAAGATTTATATATCCAGAGAATAAGGAGGATGTACTAAATGAACTTCGTGAAGCATTCAAATCTTGAGGGACTGCATGCAATATTTAGTGCAAGTCAATCCGCATGGTTACGATACGATGATGATAAATTAATAAATACATTTCAAAACAGACAAGCAGCAGTAATGGGAACTCGTAAACATGAATGGGCAAAACAAACAATTGATCTAGGAATTAAACAACCTAAATCTAAAAAGACATTGTACGCATATGTTAACGATGCTATAGGATTTAAAATGAATACTGAAATGGTATTATTTTATTCTATATATTTTTTCGGTACTGCAGATGCAATATCATTTAGAGATAATGTTCTACGTATACACGATTTAAAAACTGGAGTAGGTCCAGTACATATGGATCAATTATTAATTTATGCGGCATTATTTTGTTTAGAATATAAAATAAAACCTGGCACGATTGAAATAGAATTACGAATATATCAAAATGATGAAATCGTAGGGTTCAATCCAACTGCCGAAGACATATTACCAATAATCGACAAAATTGTTCATTTGAACAAAATATTAGAACAGATTGATAATAAGGAGGTATAAAATAATGAGCACCATATCTGACGAGATAAGAGCCATTATTGTAGATGATGAAAATTCATTAGCTCACGTTGGTGTTGCTAGACGATCAGGGAGATATCCTTGGGGATCTGGTAATGAGCCAACTCAGCATGGTAGTGGAGATTTCCTATCTAGAGTAGAAACACTTAAAAAAAATGGTTGGAAAGAAACACCAGAAAATATATATAAAGATTTTGGTTTAAAGACTGGCGCATACAGAGAAGAAAAAGGTAAATGCCAGACTGAACGTAGAATGAATAATATTGCTACTGCTAAATCTATATCTGGAGATCTAGGATTGAATAAATTAACTGGCAATCCACAGTATAGTGCAATAGCTGCAAAGATGGGTATTAATGAATCATCTGTTAGAGAGTTGATGAAAGTTAATGCTGAGAAAAAAACCAATCAAGCACAAGAAGTCGCAGACTTTATCAAAAAGCAAATTGATGAAAGAGGAATGCTTGATGTTGGTCCTGGTGTTGAAGCAGAATTAGGAATATCATATACCAAACTTAATAGAGCATTAAGTCTATTAAAAGATCAAGGATATCCTATGTATTCTGGTGGTGTTAAACAGGTTACTAATCCAGGACAACAAACTACACAACGAGTAATCGGGCCGCCTGGAACCCTTCATAGTGATACGTATAAATTTGAAGATGTCCATTCACTGAATGATTATCACTCTGATGACAATGGTGCTACATTTACTAAGTTTGTATATCCTAAAAGTTTGAATTCAAAAAGATTAGAGATTAGATATGATAATCAAAAGGGTGCTGATGGTTTTACTGGTATCGAGAAAGATGGTATAATTGAACTTAGAAGAGGTGTTTCTGATTTATCATTAGGTACTTCTAAATACTCACAAGTAAGAATATTAGTTGATGGTACTCACTATATTAAAGGTATGGCAGTATATTCAGATCATATGCCAGACGGTGTTGATATTGTATTTAATACTAACAAATCTAAAAATAAGGCATTAACAGAAGTACTCAAGCCAATAAAAGATGATGTAAACAATCCATTTGGCTCAACAATAAAAGCTAATGGACAATCATATTATACTGATAAAAATGGTAAAAAACAATTATCAATAATTAACAAAAGAGCAGATGAAGGCGATTGGACAGAATGGAAAGATACATTACCATCACAGTTCCTATCAAAACAATCTTTGTCAATGGCTAAAAAGCAGTTAAACTTAGCTACTGCTAATAAGCTTTCAGAATATGATGACATTATTTCACTTTCAAATCCAACAATTAAAAAACATTTATTATATAAGTTTGCAGATGAATGTGATTCGGCAGCTGTACATCTACAAGCAGCAGCATTACCAGGCCAAAAGTATCATGTTATAATACCTATTAATTCTTTAAAAGATAATGAAGTATATGCACCAGGATATAAAGATGGTACAAAATTAGCATTGGTTAGGTATCCACATGGTGGTACATTTGAAATACCAATACTTACTGTCAATAATAAAAATGCATTAGGTAAAAGTATTATTGGTACTGATGCAATGGATGCAATAGGTATTACTAAAAAGGTTGCAGATCGGTTATCAGGAGCAGATTTTGATGGTGATACAGCAATGGCAATACCAACTCATGATGCTAAAGGACGAGTAAAAATAACATCAACATCCGAATTAGAAGGATTAAAAGGCTTTGATCCAAAGGATACTTATGGTGTAGAAAAAAGATCTGATGGTGAGTATTATAATATTAACACTGGAAATAAAGTAATACTAATGAAAAATAGTAAGACAGGTACGGATAATACACAAATAGAAATGGGTAAAATATCTAATCTTATTACTGATATGACATTAGGTGGTGCGTCTGATTCTGAGAAAGCTGCCGCAGTTAGACATTCAATGACCGTTATAGATGCAGGTAAACATAAATTAGATTACAAGCAAAGTGAATTGGATAATAATATTAAAGCACTTAAAAACAGATATCAACAAACAGTAGATGCTGATGGTAATATTAAAGTTGGAAATGGTGCATCAACTATTATTTCTAGATCATCGGGTCAAGCAACAGTAGACAAACGACAAGGTACGCCTAAGATAAATAAAAAAGGTACAGAATGGTACGATCCTACTAAACCAGAAGGTTCTTATATTTATAAGACAGCCGATAATTTAACATATGAAGTCACTACAATAAACAAACGTACTGGCGAGGCAATGGTAAAGACAAAAACAAAGACACAAAAGAGTACTAAGATGGCTGAAACAGAAGATGCAAATACATTACTATCAGCAGCTAGACATCCTATGGAATTAGTATATGCAGACTATGCAAATAATATGAAAGAATTGGCACGTACTGCAAGACTTGCGTATTTAGATACTGGTAAGATAGCATATGATAAAGAAGCTGCAAAAGTATATGCAAAAGAAGCCGCATCATTGAATGAAAAAGTAACCACCTCTAGACTTAATAAGCCTAAGGAAAGAGAAGTATTACGTAGAGCCAATGTAGAAGTAGCTAATAAAGAGGCCTCCTATAAAGAAGCCGCCTATAAAGAAGCCGCCCTTGCTAATAAAGACCCCGCTACTGATGTAAAGGTGGCTACTAAGATGAAGAACGGTGATCTTAAGAAGATAAGTCAAGCCGCAGTAACTAAGTACCGTGCTGAATTAGGTGCAGTATCAAGGAAGAAGCGTAACGTTGACATAACAGATAATGAATGGGCAGCAATACAATCAGGTGCTGTTAGTGAAACAGTATTAAAGAAGATACTAGATAACACTGACATAGCAGTACTACGACAACGTGCAATGCCTAAGGCAACATCATCAGTATCTAAAGCACAAGCAACACGTATTAGATCATTAATAGATTCAGGTTACTCATTAGCAATAATAGCTGAGAAGATGGGCATATCAAAAGCAACCATATCAAAGACTTTGAAAGGAGATCAATAGTATGACAGAGTTTAAGTTAACAACTAATGACAACCCATACGATCCTTTCGAGGACTTCGACCAGTGGTTCATGTATGACAATCAGAAAGGTTATAGTTCTTGTTCTATGCTGATGAGAATAGCAAAACTTAATGATGACTTTAGTGAAAAAGAAATTAATGATGAAATAGAAAGAGCAATTGATGATATAATTAAGTATGATTTTACAGACACATACAAAAAAGTATCAAAAGATTACGAAATACCAAATTAATAATAAAATTAAAAACATAAACACCTAAGGGGGGTCTGACAAATACCAACCCCTCCTGATAT